CAAACTTAATAACGCCCTCATCCACCAGGTTCTGAACATCCTCGTCTAAGCAGTTGCTGGCAAAGTCCACCGCCGTCACATCCATATTGCCAAACAAAGCAAGTGCCTTGGACCCCCGCCCTGTGCCGCAGCCCAGGTCAATCACGGGTGAATTAGGTAGCGGTTTGGCTTGACGCAAAAACTCTTTAGCGATCATCTCCCCAGGAGAAACAGTTCTGTACTCAGGCTTGTCCCACATCGTTTTATAAATGTCTTTTTCAGCCGGTCGGATCGGCTTAACCAAAAGCGTGGGGGTTTGGCCTGTGAAGGGCATTCTTTCTTCCTTTATGCGAGTCGTACAAACGCCTGAGTAAGCGTGAACGGCGGGAAAACAATCGTAAAAGTCTCGCTGATAGCCTGCTTAGGACCACCAAAATCGAGAACAAACGCCGCCGGATTTCCCGAAACCGACGAGTTGTAAATCAAAGCACCATAAGGTTCAAAGGTCACACCTGTGAACGAAAGGTCTACGAAATCAACAAGCACGACACCGCTTGAGATCGTCAAAGGCAGCGACGTAAGATTCCCCCCGCCTGCTGCGTATGTGCCCGTTGCGGCCACCTCGTTCGTGGCAGTATAGGCTGTGGTCGATGCGTTAAACGACGCGTTATTGTCGTAAAGCGCCAGTTTGAACTGATCGCCACCTACACCAAACGTGTGAACGCCCTCAAAAAGCTCTTTTTTGAAGGAATTACAAACAAAATTTCCGCTAAATGCCATGGTCAGGGTCCTGGTGAGGCTGATTTAATGGGTACCCGGATCATGCCATCACGGTATTCATCACGACGACGGCGGCCAGTCTGCTCGACACCCACGCCCTGAACGGCCTGCTTATAGCTGTTTTCAAAGTACTGGAGCATCTCCAGAGGGCCTTTGGTGTAACTGTAGGCCTGTATCAAACATGCGTACAACAACGCCTCAGGTGCGTTAATGCTGACCCAGGTGGTCGGATTGGACGCAGAAAGCTGTGCAGGCCGGTAGATGTAGCCCATCTGCACGGTATAGCTCTGAGCCGGCGTAGGAGCTACCTGGAAGGTGTTTTGATCCCAGACCGAATAATACTTTGGAATACCTGTTTCAGTGTAATCCGGCCAGTACTCACGAATGAATGAGTTGTCCCTGAAATCCAGAAAAGTTCTGTCATCGCCAACAACCAGCATCAAATAGCGATGAGTAAGAATAGTAGAAGGAGCCTCCAGGAATCGATTTCCTGCAGTAAGCGTCCCAGTGTCTTCTTGTTTAAAAACATCTAAGTCAATGTCCCTCAAAATGCGGTTTTCGGCCATCGTAATAAATGTGTTGATGACCGAATTGGAGAAGACATTGCTATCTACCTCCGTGTAATTGCGAATGTTGGTTACGAGTTCGTCGTAGGTCATGAGATCACCACCGATACTGAACTGATTTTAATGTCCATAAACAAGGGCTTGTTCAACGCATCTGGCGTCATGTTTATGCCGTTATTAGCCGTTCCCACGCTCTGGAACGAAGAAAATCCTGGGGTTCCAACAAAGACAGATACTGGCTCAATACGATCAGGGCGGGGCTCCAAAAGCGCAATTGCATCGCCCTGGTACTTGAGCGGCTCAAGCTGGGGCTCTTTGGGCTCGTAATCGTCTGGACAGACCTTAAAGCCACGCCAGTTCTTCCTTAAGACGTTAAAAGGGTAGCGTTGGCCGCAGTAATCGCACAGACCAAAAGAGAATTTACCGGTTGCGTACGCCACGTCATACCCCAAGATCCGGTACGAAGGACACGCTTGCCGTGTCGCGGTCTTCCAGAGCTGCCCGTTGGAAGTCCTCGTCGTAAAAGGCTTTCAAAGCCGTTACACGCTCAGGTGCGAATTTCAAGGCCAGGTAATAGGCAAGACCTGACACCAAGCAGGGCAAGAAACGAAAGTTCACGTCGGCCGTGTTGGTGTAGCCACCCGCATCCTGAATGCGTCGAATCCGGTAATAAACAAACGTGTAAGCCTGGTCGGCTGCCGGGTACAGAAAGACCTGGAATGTGTTCGCACGTTGCACGTAGTACTGAGCAGGCCGAGCTCGTGTCGTTTTGTCAGGAATGTTCAGATACTCTTCCCGACTGATACGATCGATCGTAATGTCCGTCTGCTGGCCCTGAGACGTGTCTCGAATGACCGCAGAAAGCACGTTCACCGTGTCCGCATCAAGCGTGAGGGTGGATACCCCAGCCGTCAAAGGGAAGGTCTGCTGCTCGATTGTCCAAAGGTTTAAGCCCCTGTTGGCCCAATCCAAAAAGACCAGGTTCAACGAACGACGAGCAGAATTGAGCTGATAACCCGAGGTCATCCGCATCCCGCAGCGCTCAAACGCCTCCTCGACGATGTCGTCGATGTTCAGGTCAAAGGTGGTCGTGCCAGAGGTTGTCAAGACGATTTTCCTGAGTTGTACAAGTTATCAAAAGTAACGGTCGGGTCCATGTAGCTGTCGTCCTGCTCAGCGCAATGAATCCATTGGCTCGGCCTGAAATCAGGGGCACCGTTGCCGGTCTCCCAATATGCAGGGCTCGTCACTCGAACGCGATTGTTCGGCAAAGCCACAATGTTGCCCGTCCACTTCCCGGCATCCGTCAACATCAGCACATGGCTTTGTTTGTGCTGCGACGGACAATCCGCCACTTCGCTTTCCGCATAGTCTACCGTAAACAGGTACCTTCCGGTATAAAACTCCCCCGCAATCTTGCACATCCAGGGGCTCGGTGAGGTCCTTGCGAACTTAATGACCGTGTGATGATGCGAAGGACAGTCCCAAGGCTGCGCCAAATGCGTTGGCATGCGCTCGGGCCACTCCTCAAGGGCGATGTCACCAACCAAGGCCGTAATCGGCATCCTGGCCCACATCGCCCCACCATGGACGTTTTCCGTCCCTTCCGCATCACTTTCACAGCCTGTAAAGACTAACTGAAAGCTTAATGATCGATCCGGCATGGAGTTGACCGCAATTGCCATGGCATGCAGGTACTCCCCATGATACTTCTGATGCATGTGCGTGAACTCACGCCTCACCCAGCACTTAAAGTACGGGATGTTGCTGATGAGGTACGCCATTACTTGCCGCGCTTAGCGCCGCCACCTGCCATCATTTTCTTCTTGACAGCACCACCAGCAGCATAGCCCTTCTTCATCATGCCGCCGCCGGCCATCATCTTCTTAGCCATGCCGCCTTTAGCCATCATTACGGGACCGGTTTTCTTGCTGGTCTCAGAAACCATCTTGTTCTTAGGACCCGACTCAACCGCACCACCACCACGAGTTGCAACACCCATTCCACGTCCAGCCATGATTAACTCCTTAAAAATTAGCGATACTTGGCCGTCTTGGCCGCGATACGCTTGGGTTGCTTAACAAACTGCTTACCTGCCTTATTCCCTGCAGATTTTGCGCGGTTTGTGGCCGCTTTCTCTGCAGGACTTAACTTTTTCCATGCTGCTTCAGGAAGATATCTTAACTTTCCTTTCGACGGCTTGCCAGAGCTTGTCTGCCACTTTTGGGCCGTCCAATCGCGCAGCGATTGCTGCGGATTCTTGCTCATGTTTTATAGCCTCCGCCAGCCTTTTTGTATTCCGACGCAAGGAGCTGTGCCTTCCTCGCGGACCACTCGCCTGGGTCTCCACCTTTGGTTCCTGCCTTAATCTTTTCAAACAAACGCTTCCTCATCCCAGGCTTTGTGTACACGCCAGCCTGATTAACCTTGGACTTTGTTGCCTTTTTCTTAGGCGCGCTCATTAAATTTATTCTCCGAAATCATCCGATCGATCTTGTATTCCAAACGATCAAAACGGTCAATAATCTGTTGCATGTCCTGTCTAAACTCCGCGCGGGTTATGTGATCACGAGCTACTTCTTCACGTGTTCGGTTCAGCAAAATGCCGATCCGATTAAGCTCATCAAACTTACCTTTAAGCAGGAAAACCATAATACCCACCACGAAGCTCAGAGCGACGTTCCATAGCATCATTTCCATGATCTAGCACTTCCACCTTTTTCTCGCTTGACGAAGACGGCTGTTTGGATCCTTGGCAGCCTCGGGAAACTTCTTCATTTGTCCTGCAGAGCGCGCACAAAAGGACTTGCGTCGCGCAGCTCGCGCTGGCGACGGCTTGTCCTCTGTGACAGCGGTTTTGAGCTTGGATCCAGGGTTTGCCTTACGGTAGGCCTTAACGCCTTTCTCCGTCATGCCGGCACCGGCCTTGGTGGGCCGGAAATTACCCGACTTCACCGAGGTTTTGATGCCCATGCCCTTGCTGGAAGCCATTAGGCTGCTGCTCCGCCCTCAAAGAAGAGGGTTACGCTCGTGACATTCACGTCTGCAACGTCAATAAACACCCCAGAATCAAATAAAACGCCCATGTCTGGAATATGTATGTCCGTTGCACCAGCCGCAGCAGGCGTGTTGATTGTCACAAGCGCTGTTGCCGCACCGGTTGCACCGTTCTTTAACGAGAACGAGGACCCCGTGTCAGTACACGTGTAATAGATCCCCACCACACGTGTGCGGCCGCTGATCGCCGCCGCATCAGCCGTCTTAGTGACGGACTTAAGGTTGCTGAAGCTCATCTTGGTTCTCCGGTTCTTTCCGGTCGATCTCTGTTAAAAGAACATCGACCATTGCAATCGCGCCGTTAGCCTGTTGAACCATGTCCAGGTACTTTTGCCTTTCAGCCAAGGCCTGGTTTTTAAGGTTCAACAGGTACTCTTTGTCAAGCTCCATTAGGTCGGCTCAGCGGCGTACAAGGGAACCCAGTAGTTGGTCGAACCAACACGGACCCGAAGACCACCGTAAGCAGTACCAAGCGTTGTACCAGCAACGACCATATGGCCGGCACCGGCAGTTACGCCTTGGAGGTTAAAGAACACGGCATTGTCGTCAACCGCAGCGACGTTTGCGCCTTGGGTTGAAGCGTAGATGAACGAAGTCATCGTGCCGGTGGAAGCACTTGCAGGAGCATTGAGCTCAAGCTCAAGAGGAGCATAAGTACCAGCGGAGGTGCCAGCCGAGAGGGTCATCTCAGCAACAAAGGCTGAACCCAGGCCAGTCGTGCGGCCAGAAGCGCCGTAAACAACCTCTGCCTTGAGAGCATTGGTGAACGAGCCAAGGGCTGCGTTAGCGTTGAGTTTGAAGAGAGTACGTCCGCCCGTGCCGCCAGCACCGGTCATGGTGGCTTCGGTCGTACTTACATTGAAGGTAGCAGAGCCAGTGGAAGTGTCAGTAATGGTTGTGATAAAGCCATTATTGGACGCAACTGGCCCAGAAAATGTCGTGCGGCTCATTGAAAACTCCTTGTGTAGTAGCACATCCCCATGCCGTCTCTACTAAGTCTGCCAAGCCAGTCTGCATGGGTGAGGATCTTGGAATAATCTCTTTGTATCAGGGATTTATGGAGGAGTCAAGGAGCTTAGTTGCCTTTTTGCCCTCTTCCTTTCTACACATCAAACAGGCCCCTCGGGTCAACCTTGGACTGATGTGACCATGACTACAAGGGGTCCCGGTGAAGTAGTAGGAGGCCCCTTCAGCCTTCGCCTGGAACCTAGATCGAGGCATGTTGGCATACTCTTCCGGGATCTCCGGAGGCGGATTTTCTTCACCCTTGTAGGAAAAAACCCACCCAGACAACTTGCCCTTCTGTACTGGCCTTCCCCCCTTACAGGCCCTTATCAAGGTAGGCAGGAAAACACCTAATTCCTGTGCTGCCGCATTCATCGTAATAAACTCCTGTACGGATCCGTCTGGCAAGAGAGCTACGACCTGCTTCCCCATTTTCATACGAGACTCCTCCGTATGTTTACGCCCCGCCCAACGGGTGTAATGCCCTGCTTCTGCAGCAGCACGAATTTTAGCCAGGCCCTCAGGAGAAACCACACGTCCAGGTGCTTTGGACTTTCCGCGTTGAGTGTCCCCTACCTTCTTTTTAGTTTCAGTTGATCGTTCTTTACCCAACCAGTGCTGCGTTGGATTAGCCAGTTTTTTTTGACGAATACGTTCTTTAGCCTCTTCTGTGTGCCGCTTACCAAACCTCGGGTGGTTAGTGATGTCTTTGGCGTAGAACTCCTTCAAGCTAATCGATATAGCTTGGCGTTCTTCTTCTGTTTTTGGTTGATTAAAACGAGGGTGATTTTCCTTTAGGGCTCCTCGCCAAGGGGCTCCGGATCTTAATCCGGAGTTATAGCAGTATTCCTTGCCTACGTGTTCAATCAACCAACGATCCTCTGCTTCCTGTAAGGACTGGTCTGAAGGGACTGTTTCAACCACATGGAAAACAAAAGCTTGTTCACCATACTTATTCCAGGCGGCTTGAAGGTGCTTGGTGTGGTGCCGATTGTTTCTCAAACGCTTTCTATGAACTTTAAAACGATCTTTTGTGTTGATGGTACTTCCGACATAAAACTTGTTATTAACCGTGTTAATGATTTTATAAATAAACTGGCCTTTCATGGCATTCTCCGATACAAGTCTAGGTAACCGTAAACTACCCTAAAGTGGAGAACATAGCAAGCAATAAAACAAAAACCCCGGCCTTTTGAGCCGGGGTTTTGCATAAAACCTTGTTTTATAAGGCTTTATTAAGCGGCTCCAGGAGAACCGAAAATGCCCCTGAAATCGGAAAATCCAAACGAATAGCGCTCGCGCGCGCGATAACGAACGTTTCCGGTATCAAAATCACCATCAAAACCAGTCTTGATGTTGACACGCTGGAACATCTTCATGCCGTTAGGAGCATCCGTCTTGATGAAGAAGGCTTCCGTATCGGTCAGGTAGTGGTTCACAGTGTAGCCCTGAGGAATCATGCCCATGTTGCGGATGGCATTGATGTCGTTATCAGCCGTACCAACACGGAGAGTCGACTTCATGATGCGATCAGCAGTGAACTGGAGTTCCTTAGGAATGATCAGCTTGACGCCTTGAACAGCGATCTTAAGGCCACGCTCGTCTGTGAAGGCGGCGATGTCGATAAGAGCTTGCTCAAGGGAGGTCTCGCTGAGGTCAGCGGGGGTGCTGAGCTCGTTACGAAGGTCAGGACCGCCCAGGGTGGGGTGGTCATCCGCACAGA